GGTTAGGTGGGTTGTGTCGTAGTAGGAGGTCGCTCCCACACGCAACGCCACCCCACTTTCGTTGATGGTCATGTGGAACGCTCCGCCTTCGAGGGTGGATGCCGCGAATGGGAGTAGGAACCGGTAGGTGCCCGATCCGGCGTTGAATCCTCCACCAGTGTCGATGGCTAGGTAGTACTGGATGTCGCAGATGTTGCTGTCGGCTGGTTTCCGGTAGTACGCGGCGACCGTTGAGCTGCCCTGTGTGGGGTTGGTTGTGGATGCGGTTAGCAGGGTGGTCCACGATCCGTATGAGGTCCATGTGGGGGCTGTGAGGCTGTCTATCTGGGCTACCACGGCTTGCATCTGTGCCGCTGTAAGGCGTTGTCCGGCTGAGAAGTAGGTGCCGAAGATGGTCATGGTTTCCTCACAAGGCCAAGATCACGGGGTTGGCGACGTGCACCTCAGCGCCTGTCGCGTGGCTCTTGACCACGCTGTTGACGCTGCGAGTCACGGTCAGAGTCTGATACTGAGTTGGGTAGGTACCAGTTATGGCGGACACGGCAGTGACAGTCATCAGTTCCCCGCCGATCAGGATGTTGTAGTCACCACTGGCGTGAGTCCAGGTGCACACGTCAGTGATTATCACGTCGACGCCAGTCTCTGTGGTGTCGAGCGTCTCATTGGTCAGGGTGGCGCCGCAGTCGAGGTATCCGCCGGTGTCCAGCACCTCGGTGTCGTATGGGTCGGCCGGCGTCACGGTCAGCGTCAGTTGCCGCCGATGGGTGTCCGTGCTTTCTTCCATGCCCACCACCATTAGGCGTGGGGTGGTCGGATCGTCGTGCGGCTGGAGCCCAGTGAGTGTGACGACCGAACCGATGTCCACGGATCCCGTGTTCAGCGCGTGGGCGTCCAGGTCCAGGGTGATCTTCCCGTAGGTGACGCCCTGGTAGGTCATGGTGGAGACCAGCCATGACGCGTAGTTGTACAGCTCGCTGTCGAGGTAGGGGTTTACATTGAGTTGGGTGTCGTAGATCCCTACTCCATTTGGGGGATCCTGGGTACTCATTGGCCCTGAGGTGAGTTCGTAGGTTGATGAGCTACCCCCGGCGCGTACCGCCGTGACCTTGTTTCTGACATCGCTGTCTCCAATGGTTGGGGACAGGTTTGGTACCAGATCATCGTCTACGTTTATGCTGAGTATTGATGACTGGTTGCACAGTGTTCCATAGCACTTGAGCACTAGTTCTGCTGATGTTGCGCTTTCGTATAGGATTCCGCCATCAGTTGCTGCGCATTCATATAGGATGTCTAGTAGTTTTCCTGATCTTTGTGGTCCCATTAAATGGCTGTCCGATGCCCCGGAAGCGTATGCAATGTGCGAGATTCCATTTTCATTGCATATGCGCCCGAATCGGGTGTAGGCTATTTCTCCTGGATATCCTAGCCCAGCTTCATACCAGGTTGGGATAGCGCTAATAGCGGGATCCCACACTGCCAGATTACTAACTGAGAAATTGGACACGGCATTGGGACCGACACGGTTCGGGAAATATATGTCGGTGATGCGTCCTATGGTTTGGTCAGTGCTGTATGCCATCCCATGTGAGTAATATGTGCTGGCATCATCGATGGATAATTCCATCGTGGCTGTCGAGCCTGCCTGCGTGGCTCTGAACGTGATCATGTGCCATTTGTTATCGAGTATCTCCATATTGGTGCAGGCGACACTGTAGACACTAGGAGATGTGATCAGCGTGCGTTGTGGACTCCACGCGTACACCCATACTTCGAACTGATTCGCACTAGGGTTTGATAGCGCCTTAAACATGTGGTACCCAATGGTTCCACCCGATGTCTGTATCTCAGCAAAGTCAATAATTGGGCATGAGAAACCAGTCTGTAGCTCTGGTGGCGCAGCTCTTACCCAGAAACTTACTGTCCAGTCGGTTGAAGTCCCCGCCACGGAGGAATGGATTACTGATATTGGCGATCTATCCTGAGATATTGGCAGTGCTGGGGTGTTTCCGCTGGCAGCTAATCCGGGGACTGTGTACTCTACTGGAGATCCTTCTACTGTCTGGAATTCTCCAACATCGGCCGCTAATTTGGTAATGTCATCCATTGGCCAATGCCCAATTGGATTGGTGGAGTTCATGTAAGCACGCATCGGGGCGCGGATGGGTGTTACGCCGATTCCTAGTCTGCGTAGGATTCCACCACCTGTAATGTCTGTTATCCTGTCTCCTCCAAGGATTCGCCTAGGTTTCCACTCGCTGGCTTCTCCTATCCATCTAACAACCCCATCTATGGTGATGCGCATCGGGGTGTTTCTAGATACGCTGCCATACAATGAGGACATAGGATTCGCTGGATTGTATTCGCCAAGCGCGTCTGAAACTGTTACCTTGGTGGACCCTGGATTGATCTTTAGGGTCTGGTTGGCTCCATACCTGTTGGTGGCTACTATGGTGCTGGTCCTGACCACGTTGCTTGTGGTCAGGTTGTGCCATGACCCTGAGTAGTACAGCTCAACTGTGACAGCGTGGGCGCTCATACCGCACTTCCGATTACGGTCTCTATCGAGTTTCCTCTAATAGATATAGACTCATTCAGAACGGCCATCAAAAAGTTACCGATCTGTCCGCCATCACTTTTTAACACAATCTGTATTGGTTGGCTGCCACCGTTCGGGACAACTGTCTCACCCGCCTGGAGTACGGCGAGCATTTCCGTTCCCGGGGCCCCCGGGACTGTTCCACCAGTGTGGAACTTGGGCAGTTTGGGGGCTGAGATGGTGTTTCCACCGATGCTGGGTACCCACCCTGGAACAGACCAGCTCAGTTTGCCAACCGTGTTGTTCCAGGCGTCTGAGACAAGGTTGAAGGCCGCTTTGAACGGTGCGGATATCCCATCGGATATGGATGAGAAGGTTCTTCCAATGGAATCTGGTATTCCCTTCAGGAATTCCCAGAAGCTAGAGGCCTTGGCCTTTATGAAGTCCCACGCGGCTCCGGCCGCGTCCTTTATCCAGGCCCATGACACCTTCCAAATGTCCTGGAACCATGTCGTCTTGGTGGCTATCAGCACTATGGCAGCTACCAGTGCTCCGACAGCGAGCACGACTATTCCAATGGGGCTGGCGTCCATGGCGGCATTGAACAGCCACTGTGCTCCAGCGGCGACCTTCGTCCATACCGACGCGAGTATGGCCGAGTCCTTTACGGCCGTGTACGCCAGAGCGAGACCCCCAACTACTATCGCCGCGTCCCCCACAATTTGGCTGTAGTACCCGATCTCGTCGGCGGCCTTTTTGAGGGGGCTAACGTTCGCTTTCATCTGCGCCTCTAGCAGGTCTAGCTGCTTGTCCTTGGCCGCCTCGATTTGTTTGGACAGGTCGAGCAGCGCCTGCTTCTGGGCCAGAGCGGCCTTGGCCAGGTCGAGTTGGGCTTGTTCACCGTCGAGCTCTGCCGTGTTCATATCCAGTTGGGCCTGCCGTCCGTCTATGACGGATCTGGCCAGGTCTCGTTGGGCTTGTTCACCGTCGAGCGCGGCCGTTTTCATGTCGATGTTGGCTTGTTTGCCGTCCAGAACGGATTGTGTCATGTCCAACTGGGCTTGGGCGGCATCCTGGGATGCTTGGGCCACATCCTGTTGGGCTTGTTCTCCGTCCAACTGGGCTTGGGTTACGTCTTGCTGGGCCTGGGCAATGTCTATCAGTGCCTGCCTGGCCTCTATGCTCGACTCACCGTGCTTCTGGACCGCTGTGTTGTAGTCCTGTTGCGCCTTCTCGGCGTTCAGGGATGCCTGGCTGGCGTCGATTTGGGATTGGGCTATGTTTGCCTGTGCCTGCTTGCCGTCCAGAACGGCTTGATTGAGGTCCTTCTGCGCTTGCTCGCCATCCAGGACCGATTGTTTGTAATCCTCCTGGGCCTGTGCGGCGTCCTGGGTCGCTTGGATGGCGCTTAGCTGTGCCTGTTTCCCATCGACGATGGTCTGCCTGTAGTCCTCTTGTGCGCTGGCCGCGTCGATGGTGGCTTGGGATACGGCTATCTGTGCCCGTCGCGCGTCTATGTCTGTTTGGACCAGGTTCTGTTGGGCCGATACCAGGTCCAGGGCTGACTGCTCTGCTTCTAGTATGGCCTCTTTCAACGTCTGTAGGGCCCGGGCATGGTCCAGGGCCTTTTGCTTGTCCCGGTTTTGGAAGTCCGCTAGGTCCGATACGAGTCCCCCCAGGCTTTGGAACGCGTTTCCGACTCCGCCGGCTATCACGGACAGCTTTGCTAGCTTTCCCCCCATGTCTTGGCCGCTAGCCGACGCGTTGGACAGTTCCCGGCTGTTCCTGGTGGCCTCATCCGACACGGCCCCTATGGATGCCGTGGCCTGGTTGGCGGCCCTTTGGAGGGATGAGGCATCACCACCGAATGTCAGGGTGGTCTGGTTACCAGACACTATTCTATCTCCAATCCAGACTTTTTGACCAGATCGGTTAGGGCGTTCTCCAGGGCGGCGTTTATCTCATCCCGTTTGTCCCCCAGCGCCGGATATAGGTAGCGGCCGTCTTTGTAGAATGGTCTGACAACCGACTTCCTTCGCCCCGTCCTTCCACCGAAGTCGAGCCATGGGACGTATGGGGCCTTCTTCGATCCCTCCGATACACGTATCAGAGTTCGCGTTGACTTGGCCTTGATGGTGTTCGACGCTAGTCCAGTACGTTTTGGCATCTTCTTCTTGCCGTACTGGACCACCACGTCGGCCGCACTGTTCAACGCGGTCCGTACACCCTTTGGGAGCTCTGAGTTGATGGCCTTCAGAGCTCGCGTCATCTCTTTTAGCCCTTCGACCTCTATCCTGAGTTGCATTCCCTACCCCGCTATCTGTCTCCGTTGGGTTTTCCTGCCAAAGTAGACATACCACTCTATCCACTCTTGATTTGACATACGCGTGCGTATATCACCGACGGTCATGCCCAGAGTCTCAGCGAGGAGGAAATCGAGCTCAAGTCCCCAGTCTTCCTCAAACGCTTTTGTACGCCTTCTTGGCCGCCCCGGGGATCACCCCCGAGAGTTCATTGATGGCATCCGCGACGATGGAGATCTCGCCCAGGGGAGACACTCTCTGCCACTCGGCGACGTCGTCGATCGTCATGGCCGGATCCACCATGGCGAGAGACAGCGTCCTGCGTTCCATTTCCAGCGGGCTGTCATCGTGCTTGGAATTGAGCACCTCGGCCCGGGAGAGAGCACGGATTCTTACCTCTCCAACCCCGGGGATCTCCACCGTCCGTTCCGGTAGGGACCTCCCGCTCAGAAGAGCGGTTCTGTCCAGCAAGGCCTTACGTTCCATATCACACCTGCGCAGTTGAGTTGACGGCGTCTGACAGCTGGCCTTCCATGCTCCAGGTGACGTAGTCCGCCACTGGAGATGATTCGGTGTAGCCGGTGATGATGATGTTCACGATGTCCTGTGGTTTGCCGGATCCGGTGCCCTCCGGCCGGCGGGTGAGTGCCACGGTGGTGCCGATGAGCGGTTCGATCAGCGCGCGGGGTCCCGTGGTGGCGGTGCTGTCGTAAAGCCCGTCGCACTTGAATGACCCGTCTCCCAGCCCACCGGCGTAGACGTGGTCGTCCTTGCCGTAGGTGGTGACATCGTGTGAGTCGGCCTTACGTGCGAATTCGCTGGACTTGACGTACTGCGAGATATCCACGGTACCGAGCTTGATTACGGTTACCCGGCTGTGAACGAGTGCCATGGTGTGCCTCCCTTAGGCCGAAGCGCCGATGATGATCACGTCGTAGGTGACGCTAGTGGTACCAGCCGAGTTAGTGAACGTCAGCAGGTCCCCGGTTCCTGCGGTTACGGCGATTCCCGTCGCGTCCGGTGCCCACCACTCGAATCTGCCACCTGGTTTGACCGGCATACCGTCTCCAGCGGCTAGGAAGATGGGTACGCCGTTGCTGGCGGGTCGGATGACGTTCACGTTGTTGGTGTTAGCCGCAGCGGCCGTAACCACAATGCCCTTGATTCGGGCCAGAGTGAGGGTTGTTCCGAACTGGTCGGTGAGTGATCCGGCCAGGTCCAGGTCTTCAGTGGCTGATGCGATGAGGGTGCGCTGGTCGTGGAAGATCAGATCTGCCTGGTTTGAACCGGTTCCAGTGGCCAGTTCGATCCTCTTGTTGTAGTTGAGGACGTCGGTGGCTACTGAAAGATCGGTGGTTTTGGTTTCGGTTGCAATGATCGTGGTTTCAATGTGGGTTGAAAGGGTCATTTTCCACTTCCAGAGATCTTGCAGGTGAAAATGATGGCTTGGTATTCGGTTCCGGCTAGCGGATAGGAGCCATCCGCCACCGTTTCCTGTATGCTTATCACGTCAAATGAGGCTGAATGCCCTGTTTGTAGTGCTTCTCGGATCGATGTTGGTCCGGTTGGTCGGAGGTAATCAGACATAGGCTGTCTGGTTCCCCTATCATTCAGTTTCCCCACCAGTACCACCACGTCAAGCGTGTAAGATTCCATACCATTTAGGTAGGTTTCAAACTCAACTGTTTTGGGATAATGGACCACTGCGGCCGGGAGAACGACAGTAGGAACTGACCAATCATGGGCCCTGAGACCCGGAACAACCCCAAGTCTCATGACCAACTCATCCATGACATCGGTCAGGATCATCTGGCCACCGCCCATTGCCTCACATAGTGCCCCAGAGACACCCGAACATCAGGGTCAACAGTTGCTAGGAGACGCAATTCTGAGCCGTCAGCGGGGGAACCAGCTATCCCATATGGGCTGTCTCGCCTGGATAGGAACCGGGAAGCCTGCAACCAGCACGCCTGCTCTACTGGGGTAGGCACTGACGGCCAACCCCACAACGCGGTCACGCCGATCGCGTCCTTATCCGCCACCCCGGTACTACTACCCAGTCTGATAGCGGTCCAGACCCTACCCTTTGCCACCGCTTGCAGTGGTTCAACCACATAATCGGTGGTAGCAACGGTCTTCACCTTAACCACCAAACCAGTAGTAGTAGCGAAGTCATCAACAGAAACAAACCAGCAGTCCCTGTGACGGTCCCACTGTGCCGTGTAGAACCATTCGGTGGCACTGGAAAGGACGCCGAATTGCCGGTTGCATGCCTTATCAATCGCTCGGCTGGCTGAGGTGATCGCAAGACCGATCTGAACATCATCTGTCGTGTCAGCGATGCGCAGAAATGCCTTGAACCTAGCCGCAGTGGTGTAATCCGGCGCCCATGCCATCTTATGCCCCGCTTACCGCGAGAACCATGCAGTGAGTGACGAACGTATCCGTCGCTCCACCACTCGTAACCTTGACCCGCAACCAGGGCCGGCCGGGCTGAACCTTTACCGCGAACACGGAGTAGTCGTCTCCAGTGCCAGCCGACAGCGCACCGGCGACAGCCGAGGTCACAGCGGTCGCGGGAGTGCCGATTGAACCGCTGGAGTCGTCGGCGTCCTGGATTACCCAGGTAATGCTGTCAGTAGTACCGGCAGTGCTAGCACTCAGCACCACCAGCACCTTGTCTCCATGGTGGTAGGTGGACAGTCCCGCCAAATTGACGTCATCGGGGGTACCAAAGTCGAACGTGGTGGTGGTCGCGGTGGAAATCGTCACCTTCGATGATGCGATCTTCCGTGCGTCGGCGAAATCCCACCTGATCGTGTCACTCATCATGCTCCTAGCATTGAATAGATGATCAGTTATGGTTTGATGCTGCTGATCAGGTGTTGTTCTGCATGATCACGTATGAGTTTCGGTTCTGGATGTTTCCATCGGCCCGAACCCAAGCCGTGTACTCGATCTCCCCGTAGGAAGCGCGGCTGTAGGGGTCAACCACGACCATCAGGGATCCAATGTTACGGATAATGTACGACTCTTCGAAGTCACCGTAGGCCAGGCAGAAAGTGTCCCCGGCGCTGGAAAGCGTCGGTACCGCCTGATCGATGATCACTTCAGATCCGAGGAGCCGACGTTCCGGCTTGCCACTGATTCCATCGAGAAGAGTCTGAAGGATCGGCCTTCCGATGGTGTCCACGATCAGACGCAGCTGGCTCCAGGTCGACTTTTTCATGAGCCATTTTGCGTTTGGATCGTATGCCTCGTCCAACATGTCCTGGAATTCAACCAGGTCCTCATAATCTGGGGTGTCCGGGGTATCCAAGTCACGATCCGCTGTAAGAGTTGGGCACAGAATCCCCGTAGGCTGTCCCACCCCAGTACCGGTTACGAAGTCGACTGATTGCTTACGGGCAATCCGGGTTCCCATCGCTTTGGTAAGCAACGCACGAAGGTCAAACGCGCTGTCCTGAGCGAGTTCCACCGGTACCCGAATAGGAGCATTATTTGCCCCAGCCGAGGTGTACTTGTACTGCCCCAGTTTCACTTTTCCAAACGTCAGGTCAGCGCCGCCAGTAAAGGCACCAGACTCGGCGGTAATCTGTCCCGAGTTGGAGGTGTCGTCGAAGGACGGAAACTCTACTGAAGATCCATCGGTTGAGTTGTAACGGTCTGCGCTGTTGGAGAACCCACCGAACGCTACCATCCGCTCGACTAGCTTCTTTTCGAATCCAGACGGTACCAGGTATCCACCAGCCGATGAGATTCCCTCACCCTGGGCACGGAGTTGGGTAATGTCCTGGTTTTTCTGCCCAGTGTGCAGGTAGGCGTCAAAGGCTCGTTCCAGTCCATCGTCTGGCTTGACCGCTGAAACGATTCCGATTCCAGAAACCGGCATCTGGTAGGCCGCCTGACGCGACCTGATCTCGGCGGAGCGCCGAGCTACCGCCAACTGGGATTCCAGCTGCTCGTAGCGGGCCATCTCTTCCTCGTTCAGGTCCCGAGGCTGACCCTGGTCACCAACGGCCTGGTCGATGATCGCCTGAAGTGCGGCAACCAGTTCCTCAATGGTCATTACTTCTCACCTCTCAGGTGAACACGGGCACGTGCCCTAATGAGTTGGCTACGTTGCCGGCTAACTAGGTTCTCGGCAGACCTGGTTTCCGTGGTTGCCCCAGCGTAGGCGGGGTAGGTGACGGGGCTTACGTCTATCAGTTCGGCCACGTCGGTGTGGGTGACAGTGTCGGTGGTCTTGTCGTAGTCGAACAGGTCGGGGATGAAGGCGAACGAGGCTCCGGTGATGTCTCCCCGTTCGATCAGTTCCCGTAGGTCTGCCGCGTAGGTGGTGTTCGGCAGATCTGCCTCGTATTCCAGGCCAGTGCTGTCGGTTGACAGTCGCAGGGTTCCCGCTGCCTGCCTGCCGAGTACGTACAAGGGGTTGTGGTTGTACAGCGCGCGGGCGTCCGAGGTTTTCAGGGCCCTGGTGAGTGATCCCTGGGCCATGATCTCCTTGCCACGCCAGCCCAGGTCGGCTGGTTGGCCGAAAACGGCGGCGTAGCCACCCAACTTGTTGCCTTTGATCTCTGGTTGGCTCCGGCAGCAGACCCGGACGAGATTCGTGTTTCCGTAACGTCGTAATGGTTCTCTGTTTTGTGAAACGATACTCATTGGACCGCTCCTGTCGACGATGGAGACAGCTCAGCCACGAGTGGAACACCCTTGAGGCGCAGTACGTCCCCTCCAGAGACGGGGGGAAGGTTAAGAGTAGATCTCGCCTCGTTGATGGTGATCATTCCAGCGTCGATCTTCTGCGCCAACAGTCCGATCTCAATCTCAGGGGACGGTCGTTCCAGCCCGCTGAAGTCGAACTCAACGAACTTTTCGCCCCAGAGCAACCGGGACAACCGCTGCTCAATCCTGCTCGCCCAGGGAGCTAGTACGGTTCTGCCCATGCCCCGGTTGCTCTCGGCAACCCCCGTGCCCCATGAGGTTTGCTTGTCGGTTTGCATCAGCAGGTGCGGGGGGACACCGAACCAACGTGCGATTTCCTCGATCTGGAACTGTCGGGACTCCAGGAACTGCATGTCAACTGACGACATTGTCCAGGGTGTGAATTTCACCTTGCGATTCACAAACCTGATGGTTGAGGCGTTCTCCCATCCGCTGACGTTCCGTTCCAGAGCATCGCTGATGGCCTT